TTTACATTATAAAATAATTGTGGTATAATAAAAACAGATTAAGCGGGAACCCTTGATTTTTCAGGGGTTCCCGCCTTTTTTGTTACTATCGTGTTATTAGTTCAGTGTTCAGTGAAGCAAAAATTCATTGTAGTTCAACCCATGAAAACCAGTTTGTAACCGGCTTCCGAAAACCGCCCTACGGTAACCAAAATGGAAACCGGAATGCGATTATCCACAATGGGGGCGCTGGTAGAAAGTTCCCATTCACCATCTTCAAGGGTTTCCACCCTGACTTCCAAGGATTCTGGGATCACCCGCACACGGGCAACCTTCTTCAGTTGGGACAGCTTTTCCACCAGATAGGCTTCTACATATTCCGGGGGCTGTCTGATCCCGGCTTCCCAATTTTGAATTGACCGGGCCGGAACCCCGAATTCCTTTTCAACTTCCTTTTGTGTCAACCCGGCAAATTCACGGGCTTCTTTGATGTTCATATTTCAAACCCCTTTCAAAGTCTTTCGGTAAAGGGGGGGGGGAGCCCCCCCCCCACTGACCTGATGTTTAGATTTCGTGAACCAGAACCCTAACATGAAGGCGTTGGATATTGTAACCACCGGCAAGAATGGATTCGACCCGAACACTTCCCAGCTTGCCATACACAACACCGTTCAAAGCCCCACCGCTATAATGGATTCCGTCCCAATCAGTGACTTCACCGGTGATAGCGTGGATTCTGCTATACAGGTTCATGATCAGAGATTCAGCGGATTTCATGTTTTCCTTGTGGATTTCGCTTGCCGTGGTATGAATCATCTGATATGCAGAATAGCTATATTCCTTGATGAATTTATCCCAGCCAAGTTCGTTGTAAGCGGTGGTCAGTCTTTCTTTTCTTTCAAGATCATATTCATCCCAACGGGCTACCAGTTCGGTTTGCATGGCCTTCATGGTTTCGGGGATTTCCTTGATCCAGAGGTTTTCTTTCTTCTTGGCTTCGGTCAGCCGATCCTTCCAAGTATTCAGGATGCGAATTTTTTCTTCCAGAACCTTCTTGGAGTTTTCAACGGCTTCTTTGGAATCTTCCCAATCACAGATTTCCCAATACAGATCATTGTTGTCCCGGTGGGCCAAGGCGGGGTGTTTTCCGGTGAGGTCAACCCCCTTAGCAACCAGAGCTTCCCGGCGTTTCAGTTCCTGTGCGGTTTGCTTAACAAGGGTTGCTTCCCTTTTAGAAACGGCTTCTTCAGCCTTTTGGACTTTGATCAACAAATCCTGAACTTTCATAACAACCTTCCTTTCATGCACTCATTGGGTGTCCTTCTGTAAGTATAATACACCCAATGAGTGTGTATGTCAAGGGGTTTCAAAAAATATTTATCATTTCCACGGCGGCTTTCAGTTCGTCCAAAGTCTTATGATTATAGACACGGTTTCCCGTGTCTTTGGACACATGACCCATCAGAAGATCAATACACTTCCGGTTTGCCCCGGCACTGTCCAGTTGACTTTCAAAGGTGTGGCGGCATTCATGCGGGGTGTGGTTCATTCCAAGGGCCTTCATAATGTCCGCCCAAAAAATCCGGTATTGGGTTTGGTTACAAACCCGCCCATTATAGCTGATCAACCGGGGGCCACCTTCAGCAAGACGGCCTTCAACCAACGGCCTGATCTTGGAATGAATGGGAACCACCCGATCCTTCCCGGCCTTGGTTTTAGTTCCGCCCTTCATCGTCCCGGCCTGAAGGTTTATATCTTCCGGCTTCAAGTTCAAAAGTTCGCTGATCCGCCACCCGGAATAAAGCAGGATCAACACCGTATCAACCCACGGTTCCTTCTGGTGATCCCAAACCTTCTTGATTTCATCCTTGCTGAATGGAAGGCGGCTGGTGGGCGGGATGGGATCAGAAGTCAGCAAGTCAGAGAAGCACCGGTTGATTATGTCCATTTCCAAGGCAAACCGGTCAAGATGGCCCCAAAGGTTCTTGATCGCCGCTTGGGTACTGTACCCCTTCCCGCAACCGTCAATGGTTTCTTGCATTTGGTATGACCGGATTTGTTTATAGGGCTTCTCCCATAACGCTGAACAATGCTTGAACGCTGAACACAAAGATGAACGGTTGGATTCCCCCAGCTTGGGGGCCTTCTTTTCTTTCCAAAGTTCAAACAGTTCCTTCATGGTGATCTTGGCCCGGTCAACATCCCAAGGATCACGGTTGTATTCAGCCAACAGCATATTCCCGGCTTCACGGGTTTCTGTGTAGCCTACTATATCATAGATTGGATGGCCTTTGTCGTTCCAGCCAATGACCTTCTTCACAATGTACGGGCGGCGGCGATTGCCTGACAGCTTCGCAACTGTCCCATACCCATTAGGATTCCGCATTATATCACCTGTCCTTTCGTGGAAAATGGGTATAGCAAAGCCAACCCCAGTGTGATATAATGTTCAATGGAGGTTGAAACATTAACTTCAAAAGGGGTTTGTTTCGCCTGACCGCTTCCGGTGTGCCACCACCGGGGGCGGTCTTTTTTTTTGTCTATCTGTGGTGATCTGTTTCAGGGAAAAGCATTGACTTATCAAGGTTTTTTCAAAGTCTTACCACAGACCACAGATGATGCAATAACTTATAAAGAAAAAAGAAAAAATAATATAAGAAAAGAAAATATAGGGATGTGAAAATGATCTGTTGTATGTGTGGTATCTGTTGTTTTACTGTTCATCAATGATGTTGTTCAGAAATTCAGTTGCCTTGAACGGTGGGTTGCTTATTGATACGGTGGTTTTCACTTCTCCAAAATTCAAATCAAGATACAGGATCGGAACCCCGCCCTTCTTCACGGTTTCTTGTTTGGCTGTGGATGCACCGACAATGGCTCCAGCAAGGCCAAAAGCGGCCCCGCCAACTACTGCCCTTGTGATTCCGCCCTTGGTCTTGGTGACTGTTTTTTCACCAACTTTTTCAATTCTGTATTCTTCCAGTTCAGAGAATTTGAAAACAATGGACTGTGGCCCCAATTTCTTCTGATTTGAGATGCAGGCCATTTTGTTTGCCGTATCAATGAAGATATATCCACAACCCAAATTGGTTACTGTCATATTGGGGTTGAAGTTCTGAAGTCTTTTTGCGTTTTCATCCCAAGCCGCCCTCACCTTGGAAACGGTTGTCATTGGGGAGTTGGTGCAAATGGTATTGCAAAGGCCGCAAATTCCACCATCACTGATCTGAATGGGCTTTACATGAAGTTTAAGGCCGCAACAATCGCACACATTCTTTTTCCCGAACAAAACAATCACCCCTTATCTAACATCACTTTGGAAAGCAACGGCCTTTCCAAGAATGATAATATGATCCAGTTGTTCCCCGGTGTAGATCAGATCTTCATAATCAGGATTTTCAGCCTTCAGGATCAACAAGTTTTTTTCGGGATAGTAATTGACCCGCTTCAGGGTTGCTTCATCATCAATGACCACGGCGGCAATTTCCCCATTATCAACCATGCTTTGCTTTCTGATGAAAACAATATCACCATCATAAATTCTGGCCCGGATCATGCTATCACCTTTTGCTCGTAAACAGAAATCAGCTTCAATTTCTGCCCCAGCTTCAACATACAATTCAATTTCTTCATTGGCGGTGATAGGCTTTCCACAAGCGATTGTCCCAATTAAAGGGTATCTTTTTCTTTCAATCGGGAATAGGTTTTCAAACTTCACTTGGGAACGGAGAATATCAAGATCAATGGAATTATCAATATCTTCCAACCATGCAGATTTACTTCTATGATCAGACTTTCCAAGCAAATAATCCATGTCAACATTGAAATAATCTGCAATGGCTTCCAATGTTTCCAAACTTGGTTCCCGTTCTCCCCGTTCATACATATTGATACTACTTTTTGAGGTTCCAAGTTGTTTGGCAAAATCTTGTTGCGATAAGCCGGATTCCCGGCGTAGAAGTTTTAAGCGTTCATTGAACTTCGCCATTAGTAACACCCCTTTCACCTCTATTATACACATTTCGTGCACTTCGTCAATCTGCTATTGTGCACAAAATGTGGCCTTTTTATTTGTGCGCAATTTGTGCCCGAAAGTTATTGACAGTTGAGCACAAATGGTGTACTATAATGGCAGACGAGCACAAAAGGTGCACGAACAAAGAAAGGAAGTGAAAGCATGATCCAGAAGGAAACCACGGGAACGATCCTTCGCAAGTTGCGTGGGGATCGTACCCAAGAAGAAATTGCCACCGCTCTTGGTATCACGAAATCTTCTTGGGCCATGTATGAACGGGATGAAAGGGTTCCCCGTGATGAAGTCAAAATTCGGATTGCCAAGTTTTTTGGTAAAAGCGTGGAAGAACTTTTTTATACCCAAATCGAGCACTATATGTACTCTTGATTGGAGGAACGAGCCATGAATGAAGTAAGCCTGAAGCCGGTGATTGCAGAACTTGAAGATTTATTTTCAAAGTTCAACGCCCGGTTCTTCGCTGACAAGCTGGAAAAGCCCGTGATCACCGTTTCCCCGGATCATACCCGTGGGGCCTATGGATGGTGTACCGGCTGGAAGGCTTGGAAGGCTGGCGAGGATGAAGGCCACTATGAAATCAATTTGTGCGCCGAATACTTGAACCGGCCCTTTGAAGAAACCTGTGGAACCTTGCTTCATGAAATGGTTCACCTTCAGAACCTTCAGGATGGTGTTCAGGACACTTCCCGTTCCGGCTTGTACCACAACAAGAAGTTCCGGGAAACCGCTGAAGCCCACGGCCTGACGGTGGAAAAAGGCGAAAAGTACGGTTGGCACAAAACCACCTTGAACCCGAAAGCCCTTGAATTTGTTCAGAGCCTTGGAAAGTCTGGTTTCTCCCTTGTTCGTCCGAGGATCACCGGTCTGAAGGGTTCCAGCAAGAAGAACGCTTCCCGGAAGTATGTTTGCCCCTGTTGCGGGGCTATTATCCGGGCCACCAAAGAAGTTCATGTGATCTGCGCTGACTGTGATTGTGAATTTCAGGAGGAAATCTAAATGAATGTGAAGCTGACCAAGCGGAAGGCTTGGGAACTGATCAGCCGGATTTATCCCCGGTTGAACATCAAACAGGAAGCCACCCCGCCTGATGTGGCAATCTTCAAGGCTTCCACCGGCCCGGAAGGGCTGGAAATTCGGTGTGAAAACGACTGGTTCAATCACAATGGCCGGATCAAGCTGACCATTGGCAATGTGGATGGCGGAACCCCCATTATCCGCTATTACCACCCTGACACCCTGAACCGGGATTATTTGGCGGAACAGGCCGAAAAGGAAGATGAAGCCAAGCAAGCCCGGAAGGAATGGGTTCAGGCCCTTGGGCCGGAACTGGCCCACAAGCTGGTTGATCAGTATTGGGAAGGTTAATTTTTCCCTACATAAGAAGGAGGTTATGACCATGAATGCCACTTTTGCAGAGCGTTTGAAGTACGCTATGGAACAGGCCGATATGAGCCAATCCGCCCTTTCTGAAAAGGCCGGGGCTTCCAAGGCCGCAATCAGTCAGTATCTTTCCGGGAAGAACACCCCCGGCCCGGAGCGGGTGAAGGCTTTGGCCGATGCCACCGGCACAACCTTTGAATTCCTGATGGGCTATGGCGGCGCACCGGTTAAGGATGCCCCGCCCCCGGTGAAGAAGATCAGCGTGAAGGAAGCGGCCCGGTGTATGGGCAAATCTGATCAGTTTGTGCGGATCGGCCTTCAGCGTGGCCTTCTCCCCTTTGGCAATGCGGTTCCCGGAACCGGGAACAACTGGAACTATTACATTAACCCCACCAAGTTCAGGGAGTATGTGGGCGCTGAAGCGTTCAACAGCTTCTTTGGACTGACCGCCTAATGAAAGGATGATGCACATGAAAACCCGTTTTGAAGGGAACCTGTGGATTGGAGCCGGTGGACAGGCTTTCCGCCCTATGGAAATGGAAACTGATCACCTGTTGAATACGGTGAAGATGCTGAAGAACCGCCCCGCCGTGGTGGTGGCTATGGTGGTTCGTGATATTGAAGCAACCCCTGATTGTTGCCCCTTTGATCCCTTTGGTGTTGGTCATTCTGGAATGGTGAAACAGTCTTTGTTCAACATCACTTCCATGACCCCCGAACAGATTAGCGCCTATGCGCTGAACAGCCCCTTGGGAATGGCGCTGAAAGCTGAACTTCTTTCCCGTGGCGTAAATGTGGAAAACTACCTTTCCATGATTGAAGCGCCTGAAGCCTTATGATCACACTGTTTCAGCACCAACAAAAGGCCCTTGACCTGACAGAAGGCCACAACCGATGTGCCTATTACCTTGATATGGGCCTTGGGAAAACCTTTGTTGGTTCAGAGAAAATGAAGGAACTGAACACCCGGATCAATCTTGTGGTGTGTCAGTGTTCAAAAGTTTCAGATTGGATTGAACATTTTCAAGCCTACTACACCCGGAACTGTGTCTTTGATCTGACCAACCCCAAAACCTTCAAATGGTTCATGGAACAGGTTCGGTGTGAAGTTCCAACCCTGATGATTGGCGTGATCAACTATGAACTGACCTTCAGGCGGAAGATTTTGAAAACCCTTTCCGGGTTTACGCTGATGCTTGATGAAAGTTCCTTGATCCAGAATGAGAACGCCAAGCGGTCAAAGTTCATTCTTGGGCTGAACCCTGATAATGTGATCCTTCTGTCTGGTACGCCCACGGGCGGCAAGTATGAAAAGCTGTGGAGCCAATGCCGCCTTTTGGGATGGAACATATCAAAGGAACTGTTTTGGAAGCAGTACATTGAAACGGAATGGGTTGAAGAAGATGGATTCTGGCGGCAGAAAATCACCGGTTACAAAAATGTTGACCGGCTGAAAAAGAAGCTGGCCGAATATGGGGCCGTGTTTATGACCACCGCTGATGCCGGGATTGACCTTCCCGAAAAGACCATGATCCCGGTGAAAATGCCCCCGGCAAAGGAATATTGGAAGTTCTGGCGGGAACGGGTGGTGAGTATCAACACCACCACGCTTCAGGAATTTGAACTTGATTCAGATTTTTGGGGTTCCAATGAAGATGCCGAAAGGGAATTGATTGGTGATACCAGTTTAACCCGCCGCCTGTATGCCCGTCAGCTTTGCGGCCTGTATAACCCCCACCGTTACAAAGCCTTTAGGGAGTTGGTGGAGAGTACGGAAGATCGCCTGATTGTGTTCTATAACTTCACGGAAGAAATGGAGCGGATGAAGGGGATTGTAAAAGCCATGAACCGGCCTGTTTCCATCCTATCTGGTGAAGTGAAGGATTTGGGCGCTTACAACTTCCATTCCAATTCCGTGACTTTCATTCAGTATCAGGCCGGGGCTATGGGGGGCAACTTCCAAAAAGCCAACAAAATTATTTATTTCAGCCTTCCCCAAGGTTGGGAACTGTGGGAGCAATCCCAAAAACGCATTCACCGGATCGGTCAAAATCGCCCTTGCTTCTATTACTGGATGATCTGTCCGGGGACGGTGGAAGAAGATATTTATTCCACCCTTCAAATGAGAAAGGACTATAACGATGAACTGTTCAGAAAATACGAGGAAGGCCACCCAAAGGGCTAAACGGAACCAATGGTTCCGCAGAATGTTCACCGTGGCCCTTCTGATGGGGCTGGTGGTTGGTTTCTTCCTTGGCCGGTTCACGGCCCATGCCTTCGGCAGAACTACGGTAGAGCCGGACACCGAGCCTTCCCAAACGGTTGATATTCAGCCCACCCAAACTGTGATCCCCACCCCGGAAGTTTCTTTGGAGCCTGTGGAGCCGGAACCAGTGTATTTGGGAGAATTCAGGGTAACGGCTTACTGTGCCTGTGAAATCTGCTGTGGGCAATGGGCAGAGAACCGCCCTAATGGGATTGTGTACGGGGCTTCCGGTGAACCGCTGGTTGCTGGTGTTTCCTGTGCTTCCCCGTTGCCTTTCGGAACTGTCTTGAAGGTTGAAGGGGTTGGAACCTACATAGTACAGGACAGAACCGCTTCTTGGGTGGTGGACAAGTACGGGGAAAACCTTGTGGATATTTACTTTGACGATCACCAAGCCGCCCTTGAATTTGGGCTTCAATATCACGATGTTTACATGAAAGAAGGTGCAGACAATGACCAAATGTGAAAATCCGTGTCCCTTTGGCAAGTTTGATGGGTGTTGCAATTTCTGCCCGGATCGGGCTTCCTGTGCTGATGGTTGCCCGGAAAACCCGGAGAAATGCGGACAAGCCAAGTTCGATGAAGAAGCAGGGCTTCAGGCTTTCCAGCAATCCCAGCTTGCCACCCTGAACGCTATTGCTTCGCTGACTGTCCACAAGAAGGCCATTGAAGAACAGGAAAAGGCCATGAAAGCGGCCCTGTATGATGCCATGATGAAGTTTGGAGTGAAGAAGTTTGAAAGTGATGTGCTGAACCTGACCTTGGTTGCACCAAGCAATTCCACCGCTATTGATTCCGCCAAGCTGAAGAAAAAATATCCCGCTATTGCGGCGGAATGCTCCAAACCTAATTCCAAGGCCGGTTATGTAAAAATCACCCTGAAGGATGGTGGAGCCAATGCCAAGGGATGAATTTTGGGATGCCTTGAAGGAACACGCTCACCGGAACCATCAAGAACGGGTTTCCAAGAACCCTGACCGGATCGCCTATGCCATTCAGCAGTTTGAAGCCCACGGAATTGAATACCAGTTGAAGAACCCGCAGATCGGCCACTTTCATTGCTGGAGGAAGTCTGATGATCAACTGTTTCAGTTCTACGCCGGAATCGGAAAGATTCAGGGCCTTCAAACCCGTGGGATTCACAACCTGATCAAGATTTTGGAGGGGTGAGCCGATGGAAGATGAAATCAGGAAGATGTTTCCCCCTGAAGGAAAGCGCCGCCACCAGTATTGCCGATTGGAGCGCAACGGGAAGGAAATGTGGCTTGACTTAACCGCTTTGCGCCTTTGCAATTCCAATGAAAGCGCCCCTGTTTACACGCTGGATGGTGAAAAACTGGTGTTTGATCACTTTGAACGGGCCGGGGCGCTTCACCAAGAAGGGGTGTATTGATGGCCGGTGAAAAGAACTTTGAAAACCGCCTGAAACGCTGGTTGGAAAGTGAAGGGATTTATCCGTTGGGGCACCCAAAAGACCAAATGCCCGTTGCCCCCTGTGGGTATTGGGAAAAGCGTTGGGGCGGCGGAAGGTATGTGAAAAGTGGCCTTCCTGATATGCGGGTTGTTGTGAATGGGATAGCTTTTGAAGTGGAACTGAAGGCCACCAACGGCACCCCTTCAGAACTTCAAAAGCGCAATATCCGCCAAATCAATAACAGCGGCGGAATAGCAATGGTGCTTTACCCGGAAGGGTTTAACACATTCAAAGCCATGATAAAGGGGGTGAAATCGTGTCCACAAGATGTTCCCATAGTCGGGTTGAGAGTTTCAACCGTTGCCCTTTCAAATACCGGTTGCGATATATTGAGGGATTAGACACCATCCCGAACACAGAGCCGGACAACGCTTTGATTTTGGGAACGGCCCTTCACACTGGAATTGAAGAAGGCATTGATCAGGCTTTGGATTTCTACGCTTCCAGTTTTCCCATTCTGACGGATGATCACATTCATGAAATGATGAAGCTGGAAGCCCTGATCCCCAAAGCAAAGGCCCTGTTACCACCGGGCGGAACCTTTGAACTTCCCATTGGCAATTCTGACTTCATCGGGTTCATGGATTATCTGGCCCCGGTGGATAAAGGAACCTTTGATCTGTACGACTTCAAATATTCCAGCAATTCCAAAAGCTATATGGTTTCCGGTCAGTTGCATGAATACAAGTATTTCTATGAACTGACCCACCCCGGACACCGGATCAGGAATATGTATTTTCTGTTTGTTCCCAAGGTTAAGATCAGGCAGAAGAAAATAGAAACCTTGGCCCAATTCCGGGATAGGTTGCGGGAAGCCCTGAACGGGGCTGAACCGTGGCTTGAACAGGTTCCCTTCAATCTTTACAAGGTTGTGGATTTCCTGACCGATGTAAAACACATGGTTGAAGAAACCGAGTTCCCCAAGAACCCGAACCACTTTTGCGGGTGGTGTGAGTATGAAGAATATTGTCAGAAAGGATGGGATTATATGATTCTCCCCAAAAATGAACGGCGCAATTTGAACGCCACCAAGAAGAAGGTTGTGTGGATTTATGGCGCACCCTTCAGCGGCAAGACCTTCTTTGCCAACCAGTTTCCTGATCCCCTGATGCTGAATACGGATGGCAACATCAAGTTTGTTGATGCCCCCTATATCGCAATCCGGGACACGGTGACGGTGGAAGGCCGGTTGACCAAGCGGCACTTGGCTTGGGAAGTTTTTTCCGATGCTGTGGCCGAACTGGAAAAGAAGCAGAACGATTTCAAAACCATTGTGGTTGACCTGTTGGAAGATACCTACGAGGCTTGCCGGGTGTATATCTGTGATCGGCAGGGCTGGAAACATGAAAGTGATGATTCCTTCCGGGCTTGGGATATGGTGACTTCTGAATTCCTGAACACCATCAAGCGGCTGGTGGATTTGGACTATGAAAACATCATCCTGATCAGCCATGAGGACAGAAGCCGTGACCTGACCCGCAAGAGTGGTGACAAGATCAGTTCTATCCGCCCGAACCTTCGGGAAAAGGTTGCTAACAAGGTTGCTGGTATGGTTGACCTTGTGGCCCGGATTGTGGCGGATGATAATGACCGGGTTCTGTCCTTCAAGACTTCGGAAGTGATCTTTGGTGGTGGGCGGCTGACTGTCCGCAATAAGGAAATCCCGCTGGATTATGAAGCCTTCTGTGAGGTCTACGAGGAAGCCAACCAGCGAGCCGCAGGAGCCATGAAACACGGCGGTAATACCCCAGCTACCCCGGCACCGGAAACGGCTGACAGCGGCGAACAGCGGCCCACCAGAAGGGGCCGGAAGCCCAAAGAGGAAGAAGCCCCGGCCCCTGACCCGGAAGCCGTGGAAGATGCTGACCGGGCGGCGGCTGGTGATCCTGACATTCCGCAGGAACAGACCGAGCCGGAAGTCCTTCCCAAATGCCCTGACGGGGATCGGATTTTTGCCCAGCACAACGAAAACCCGGAAATCCCCCTTTGCCCCAGCATTGATGCCGCCCATTGTTGCCACAAGGAAGGCGGCCCCGATGCTTGCCCCCTGTGGGATCGTCCCAAGGTGGAGGAACCCGCACCCATGATGGATGTGAACCCGCCCCGGCGCACCCGGAAGAAGCGTGATGCCTGATGAAGATTGATCCTTGCCCTTGTGTGGTCAGCCTGAAAGATGGTTCGGTTCACACGCTGTTTGAGTTCCGCCACTTCTTGGAACTGGTGGAAGATTGCATGGGGTATGATGCCGCAAAGTGGTTGAGAACTCATGTAGAACAGGCGGAAAAAGCCGCTGATTATACCCAAGCCAAGGTTGACACCGACTTGACCGCTTATGAAAGCGACTTGGAGAGCAACCGCAGGGCCTTTCAGGATATTCAGACGGAAGCCGCCGCAATTATGGAAGTTCTTCAAGGGAACCGGGTGAACCGTCAAAAGATCGCCCATTCCGTGAGGGAAATCGGAAAGATCATTTCCAATCAGATTTAGGAGGTAAAAACCATGTGCGATTCCATGAAGAAGTTCAAAGAGGAAATGGAAAAGCGGGGCCTTTTCCGCAAACTTACCGTTGCCGCAAACCTGATCCCCCCCCCGCCCGGCCTTAACCCGGAAGCCCTGATTGCCATTCACAAGCTGGCCGCAAAAGAAGCCCTGACCATGTATGCCAACAAGCATGATGATTTCTGTGACCTGATGGCAGAAGCGGCCTTCGACAACCTGTTTGACACCATTCTGACGGATGATTTGTTCAAGCCGGTTGAGGGGTTCACCCCTACTGACGAGGAACGGGCCAAAATGGAGGAAGCAAAAGAAACCGCTAAAGCCCTTTCCGGCCTGTTCAACATTCTGAAGCGTTTCTAAAAATTACATTTTGGAGGTAAAAAACTATGGCTATTGACTTTGATAAGATTGATCGTTCTGTTGATCTGAAGGGCCTTCAGGCCGATGTGGAGGAAGCCAAGAAGAACGGCGGCGGGGATTTCCCCACCATTCCCGCTGGCAAGTATGAAGCGAGGGTGGAAACCTTGGGGATCAAGGGAACCAAGGCAGACCCCAACCGCCCCATGCTGGCTGTGTCTTTCAAGATTCTGTCCGGTGAGTATAAGAACCAGCGGATCTTCATGAACCGGGTTCTGTACGGCACCAAGAACGATAAGAACATGATCGCTTCCGCTATGGGCTTCCTTGACAAGCTGGATTCCGGGGTTCCTGTCAGCTTCACCAGCTACAAGCAGTTTGCCCAGCTTGTCTTGGACATTGCGGAAGCCATTGATGGGAAGCTGGAATATGCGATTGATTACGATGATACCCGCTTCAATTCCGTTTCCATTGATGAAGTTTTTGAAGTTGAGGATTGAAAAACCCCCTGTGATTTTTTATAATCAAATCGAGCACTATATGTACTCGAATGGCGGTTTTGAACCTTAACTTTCAAAAATGCCGGGGTTTTTGCCCCGGTTGGCCCCAAGGTGAAGCCTTCCCGTGGCGGGGCTGTTTCCACCAATTCACCAAAAATTTCAGAAAGTGGGTGACACGATGATCTTCTATGATTTTGAGGTTTTCGCTTATGATTGGCTGGTTGTTCTGATCGACCTGAACGCAAAAGAGGAAACCGTGATCATCAATGACCCTGACAAATTATCCCGCTTCTATGAGAAGCACAAAGGCACAATTTGGGCCGGGTACAATAGCCGGAACTATGATCAGTACATTTTGAAGGGTATCTTGTGCGGGTTCAATCCCAAACAGGTGAATGACTGGATCATTTTGCAGGATAAACCCGGTTACAGGTTTTCCAGTTTGTTCAGGAATTTCCCGGTGATCAATTATGATGTGATGCCCAATCCGCCAATCAGCCTGAAGGCACTGGAAGCCTTTATGGGGCATTCCATCAAAGAAACCACGGTTCCCTTTGACATTGACCGGCCATTGACGGAAGCAGAACTGGCCGAAACCGTCAAATATTGCCGCCACGATGTTGAAGAAACCGTAGAAGTGTGGTTGCGGCGCAAGGAAGATGAATTTGATGCCCAAATGTCCCTTGTGAAAGCCTTCAATCTTCCCATTTCAGATATTGGCCGAACCAAAGCCCAGCTTTCCGCCAAGATTCTTGGAGCCGTTCAACAGGATCACGATGATGAATTTGAAATCCAATTACCAGACACCTTGCGGATTGAACGCTATACAGAAGTTTTGAACTGGTATAAAAACCCGCTGAACCGGGACTATTCCAAATCCCTTGAAATTGAAGTGGCCGGGGTTCCCCATGTATTCGCTTGGGGTGGGCTTCACGGGGCCATTCCCAAGTATTTTGGGGAAGGCTGGTATATCAATGTTGATGTGGCTTCCTACTATCCTTCTTTGATGCTTCGCTATGGGTGGATCAGCCGGAATGTGGCAGACCCGGCCAAGTATGATGAAATCTATCATACCCGGTTGAAGCTGAAGGCGGAAAAGAACCCCATGCAACAACCTTATAAAATCGTTCTGAACAGCACCTATGGAGCCATGAAGGATCGTCACAATGCCATGTATGACCCCCGGCAAGCAAACAATGTGTGTGTTGGCGGTCAGCTTCTTTTGCTTGACCTGATAGAGCGGTTGGAAGATCACTGTAACATTATCCAAAGCAACACCGATGGTATCTTGATCAAACTTCGCCGGTATGAAGATTTTGATTTGATTGATGATATTTGTTGGGAGTGGGAAGAAAGAACCGGTATGCGGTTGGAATTTGATGAATTCCAAAAGGTATTTCAGAAAGATGTGAACAATTATCTGATTGTTCCCGCTGGCCCGTTGCATGACGAAAAGGGGAAGCCCCGCTGGAAATGCAAGGGGGCCTATGTAAAGAAACTTTCCGATCTTGACTATGATCTTCCCGTTGTCAACCGGGCAATCATTTCTTTCTTCCTGTACGGAACCCAACCGGAAGAAACCATTGGGAATTGTGATTCCTTGCGGGATTTTCAAAAGGTGGTGAAGGTTTCCAGCAAATACAAGTATGCGCTTTATTCCCCGGTGATCACGATGGAGAAAATCAGGGATGAAAAGGGCCGTTCAAAGACTGTGAAAAGGTTCAGGGGCGGTGAAGTTCAGACGGATAAAACCTTCCGGGTGTTTGCGTCCAAGGATCATTCCAAGGGTGGGTTGTTCAAAGTGTCCGGGAAGATGGTGAAGGGGCGGCAGAAAAACCCGGAGCAGTTTGCCAACACCCCGGAGCATTGCTTCTTTATCAATGACGATGTGACCGGCCTTCCTATTCCTGATGAACTGGACAAGCAATATTACATTGATACGGCTTGGAGCCGGTTAAACGATTTTGGAGTTCAAAAGGATGGGGGGGGGGATTTGAACCATGCAACTGTTCCGGGGATATGTCCCGACAAAGGATAAACAATGCCTTGAAAAATTCAAAGGGCGGAAAAGGCTGAACCGCCTTGAAGAAGTTCAAGACCTTGAAGAATACGCCGGGATTCTTGGAGAAGAAACCATTTTGATTGATGTGGACGATGGGGAAACCAGTGATCTTCTATATCAGATTGTCCAAAACCTTTCCCTGAAATGCCGGGTGTATAAGACCACACGGGGAAAACACTTCCTATTCCGTAACCCGGAAGGGCTGGTAGAAAAAAGCTGGACAAAACAGACCTTGGCCCTTGGGATCATGTCAGATGCCAAGGTTGGGAGGAATAACAGCTATTCGGTTTTGAAGTTCCAAGGTGTTGAACGGCCAATTCTGTACGATTGGCCGGAAGATGAAATTCAAGACCTTCCCAAATGGCTGACCCCTGTAAAAACCAGCATGAAGTTCTTGGATATGAGAGCCGGGGACGGGCGGAACCAAGCCCTGTTCAATTACATTCTGACCCTTCAAAGTGAGGATTTCACCAAGGAAGAAGCCCGTGAAACTATCCGGCTGATCAATCGCTATGTGCTGGATGAACCGCTTTCTGATCGGGAACTTGAAACCATTCTTCGGGATGATGCCTTCAAAAAACCTATCTTCTTCAAGGATAAAACCTTCCTGTTTGATAAGTTTGCGGTGTACCTGAAGAACAACAACCATATTGTGAAGATCAATAACCAGCTTCACATTTACCGGGATGGTATCTATGTTCCCGGCGCTATGGAAATTGAAGCCCAAATGATCAAGCACATTCCCAACCTGAAACGGGCGCACCGGTCAGAAGTGTTGTCCTATTTGGAAGTAATGTTCCAGACAGAGGGAGAAACCAGAGCTACCAACCCCAATGTGATTGCCTTCAGCAACGGCCTATTTAATATCCGGGATGGTTCCTTTACTGACTTCACCCCGGAAATTGTGATCACAAACAAGATCCCGTGGCCTTACAACCCCGCCGCCTATTCTGAATTGCTGGATCATACCCTTGACCGGCTGGCCTGTAATGATCCTGAAGTTCGGGCCTTGTTGGAAGAAATGGTTGGGTATTGCCTTTACCGGCGCAATGAACTTGGTAAAGCGTTCATCCTGATTGGCGATAAGAGCAACGGCAAATCGACCTTCCTTCATGTGGTCAAAAATATGTTGGGGGATCGGAATATTGCTTCCCTTGACCTGAAAGAACTTGGGGACAGGTTCAAAACCGCTGAACTGTTCGGAAAGCTGGCGAACATTGGTGATGATATTGGGGATGAATTCATTGCCAATGCGTCAGTGTTCAAGAAGCTGGTTACAGGGGATCGGGTGAATGTAGAGCGGAAAGGACAAGACCCCTTCGAGTTCAACAACTACGCCAAGTTCTTATTCAGCGCCAACAACATTCCCCGCATGAAGGATAAAACCGGAGCCGTTCAAAGGCGGCTTGTGATCGTCCCCTTTGATGCCAAATTCACCCCAAATGATCCTGATTTTCGCCCATTCATCAAGGATGAACTTTGTGAACAGGATTCAATGGAATATCTGATTCTTTTGGGCCTGAACGCATTGCGCCGGGTTCTGATGAACGCCCAATTCACCACTTCCAGCCGGGTTCAGGGACAGTTGGATGAATACGAACAGAACAACAACCCTATCATTAGCTTTATTAAAGAAATCGGAATTGATGAAATTATCAATGAAGCAACAGATGATGTTTACCGGCGTTATAAATTTTATTGCATGGATAATAATTTTCAGAACCTTTCCAAGATCGAGTTTTCCCGGCAGATTTGCAGAAGATGTGGCCTGACCACAGACAGCAGACGGATCAAGGGAAGGGCTTGTCGAGTGTTCATTGAAGTGAAAGAGGGTGATTCATAATGACCGCTTCAAAGAAGGTGTTCACCACTCTTGGAAGTTCAAACCATGTGCTTGAAGAACGGGAAGCCTTTGACTACTACGCCACAGACCCAAAAGCCGTAGAAATGCTGTTGGAACTGGAACAGTTTGCCCCGGTGATTTGGGAACCGGCCTGTGGTGAAGGCCATATTTCCAAGGTTCTTCAGGCCCACGGCTACAAAGTGATCAGTACCGATCTTGTTTACCGGGGGTTTGGTGATCCTGAACCGCTGGATTTTCTGAAGGAAACCTTGGAAGGGTTTGAAGGCGATATTATCACCAATCCCCCATATTCGGCGGGGCTTGAATTTGTTCAACGGGCGCTTGAAAGTGTCCGCCCCGGTGGGAAAGTGGCTATGTTCCTGAAGGTTCAGTTCTTGGAGGGGCAAAAGCGGGGAGCCTTTTTCAAAGACACCCCCCCCCGAACCGTCTACATATCCCGATCCCGTTTGGCTTGCTACAAAAACGGGGATATGAGCGCCAAGCCTGAAAGTGCCATTGCTTATGCGTGGTATGTATGGGAAAAAGGATTCACCGGTGATCCGGTGATTAAGTGGTTCAACTGAAAGGATGGTTGATATGGAAATCAAGGATAGTGGGGAACGCACCCGGTTTGACACCGGGGCGGTTCGAGATATGCACACCGGCAAAGGCCGGATGGATTTATTGCCGTGGGAAGCCTTGGTGGAGGTTTCCAAGCACTGTGAAGAAGGGGCGCTAAAGTATGGGGAACGCAACTGTGAAAAGGGCATTCCCATTCATAGCCTGATTGATTCGGCCTTTCGGCACCTTGCCAAATACATGATGGGTATGAAGGATGAACCCCACCTTCGGGCGGCGGCTTGGAATATCCTCTTTGCCCTTTATATGGAAATCAAACACCCTGAACTTCAGGATATACCAAGCAGATTGGAGGATCAGCAGAAATGAAGATTATCAATGCCGATGTGGAATTTATTACCCCGATTGATGGGGCCGCAATTTTGAAGCGCCTTGAACAGTGTGGGCGGGTTTGCTATAAGTCTGAAGCCAAGATCACCGACACCAGCGCCCCGGCTTTCGTGGCCGGTATCATCAAGCGGGGGCATGAAGCGGTTCTTGAACACTGTTCCTTCACGGTGAAGTTCATTTGTGATCGTGGGGTTTCCCATGAAATTGTTCGGCACCGTGTCGCTTCCTACTGTCAAGAAAGTACCCGGTATTGCAATTACTCCAAAGAAGGCTTTGGTTCGGAAATCACAGTGATTGAACCGTGTTTTTGGGAAACCTTTTCCCGGCCTTGGGTACTTTGGCGGGATAGCTGTGAAGCGGCTGAAGAAAGCTATTTCCTTCTTTTGGAGCAGGGAGCCACGCCGCAGGAAGCCCGGTCAGTTCTGCCCAACAGCTTGAAAACTGAAGTGGTTATGACCGCCGACATTCGGGAGTGGCGGCACTTCTTAAAACTTCGCTGTTCCCCCGCCGCCCACCCGCAGATGCGGGAAGTAGCCCTGATCCTGTTGGAAAAGGTTCATGACCTGATCCCGGTTTGCTTTGATGATATTTGGAGTGAATACCATGTTCTTTAAGAAAGCTGGCGGCAGTATCTTTGGGGTTTCACTGAACAAGGCTGAACAGAAGGCTTTGGATCAGGAAATCAAACGGCAGATTGTCGAAAATGATCACCGCTTCGATATGGACAAAGAAAGCATGATCCTGTGGATGCTTCACACGGAATTTGGCTTTGGCCCCAAGCGACTGAAACGGGCTTGGGAACTGTTCTATTCCGAAAGTCAGAAATTGCGGGAATATTATCTTCTTGATGAAGGGGATGAACCTTGGATTTCCCGCCAAAAGCTGAAGGAAATTGGCTGTGATGTAGAAGCATGGTATCAGGAATGGAGGGAAACCAATGCCCAAACCTTGGCAAAATAAAGAAGGCTACCCCGATCCCACCGCCTATGAGGGGTTGAAGCCTATTATTCGGGAGGATGAAGAACAGCAACGGCGGCTGAACAACTTGATCTTTGTTCTGAAGTACATTATCCGTTTGGCCGGGTTTGAACTTCTGAACCGGATTGAACTGAAGGACAAGCGGAACGGGAGGGAGTTCAAATGATAGAAGTTGACACTATTTATAATCAGAATTGCATGGATGGGCTGAAGGTGTTGCCGGATAAGTCTATTGACCTGATTTTGACTGATCCGCCGTATGGGAAGAAAGCCGATAAAGGAACCAACGGTTTTGGAGCCGCAAAAAATCGTCGTTATGCGGGTGGGTGGGATAAGGAAGCCCCCCCCCCAAGCGGTGTTCAATGAAATGTTCAGAGTTGCTAAAAATTTAATCATTTTTGGGGGCAATTATTTTGGGAACCTGTTGCCACCGTCAAACTGCTGGATATTTTGGGACAAAAAAGGTGATATTGCCTTTCAAAACCCATTTGCGGATGGTGAATTGATCTACACCACTTTCAAAAAGCCTGTGAAAAAAATTGTGTTCCGGCAACAAGGTTTTATCACAGATAGCAAAGATAAAAGGTATCACCCAACGCAGAAACCAACGGAATTGGTTCAAACATTGCTGGAAATGTTTACTGAACCCGGCCAAGTAGTGTGTGATCCTTTCCTTGGAAGTGGAACCACAGCAGTTGCGGCGGTCAACACTGGAAGGCATTATATAGGCTATGAGATTGACCCTGGATATTTTCAAATTTGTTGTGATAGGTTGGATGAAGTTGAAAATTAACTTTCAAAAATGCGCCCCCCCCCCACCAAAACACTTCAGGGGTAGTGGGCGGAACAGATGATGTAACAGATGTGACCTATGATCTGTGACGGTGAAAACCCTTGTGAATACTGGATTTTTTCAAACTTACCACAGATACCACAGATGTTATATTACTTAAACTTAAAAAATAAAAAAAAAATATATAAGAAAGTAATATTAAGAGAGAATAGCAAAAATATCTGTGGTATCTGTTGCAACCCTTGAAAAGCCTTGATATATCAGTGTTTTTTTCTGTCACAGATGTTAGAAAGGATGTGTGATACATAGTGACCGACAAGGAACTTTCCCAAAAGGCGAAAGATCATCTTTCCCAAATTCATAAAATTGATCGTGTAATTCAGCGGTTGACTGATGAAGTGAACACCCTTCGATCCAGTTTGACAAGTCAGAACTATGAACTGAAGCCGGACAAGGTTCAAACTTCCGGGCCAAAGGACACTTTAGGGGAAACAGTTGTAAAAATCATGTCCCTTGAAGATGATATTAACACCCGGATTGATGAACTTGTGACTATGAAGAAGGAAGCCTTCAGCATGATCAGCAAGATTCCTGACCTTGACCAGCAAAATATTTTGATTGCCCGTTATATTCAGAACAAAAAGTGGGAAACCATAGCTGAAGAAACGGAACATGAAGTAAGATGGGTTTACAGAAACCACGGGAAAGCCCTTCTTGCTTTTGCGTCAGTAATGGACAGTATTAAGTAATAGACAGCCACGGTTAGTTAGTGGTAGACTATACAATGAAAAAGCGTCCGAGGGGGAACCTTCGGCGCTTTTCTTTTGATTTTCAAAGGGGGTGAATACCTTGACACCGAAACAGCGGAAGTTTTGTGATGAATACCTGATCAGCGGCAATGCCACCGATGCGGCAATCAAGGCGGGGTATTCGCCCAAGACTGCAAAGCAGACGGGTTCAGAAAACCTTGCAAAACCTGACTTGAAACAGTACATTGAAGCTGAACTTGAAAAACTGCATTCTGCCAAGATCGCTGATGCCCAAGAAGTTCTTGAATATTTGGCCGCTGTAATGCGGGGCCAACATACCGAACAGGTTTTGAAGCTGGTTGGTGAAGGCGTTCAGACCGTCACGGATATTGATGTTTCTGCAAAAGAACGCCTGAAGGCCGCTGAACTGATCGGCAAGCGTTATGGCCTGTTCACTGAAAAGGTGGGGCTTGAAGGCGCTGTGCCGGTGATCATTACGGGGGATGATCAGCTTGAAGATTGACCCCAAAGCAAAGGTGATCCGCCTTCCTGAAGTAGTTGGTAAAGGCTACGCTACCTTCTGGAATTTCAAAGGCCGTTACCGGGTGTGCAAGGGTTCCCGTGCTTCCAAGAAATCCAAAACCACGGCCCTGAACATCATCAAGCGAATGATGGAATACCCGGAAGCCAACACCCTTGTTGTTCGTAAGGTGTTCAGAACCTTGAAAGATTCCTGTTTCACCGAACTGAAATGGGCAATCAACCGGCTTGGGGTTCAGGCATATTGGGAGATCAAAGAAAGCCCCCTTGAAATGACCTACAAGCCAACCGGCCAAAAAATCTATTTCCGGGGCCTTGATGATCCCCTGAAGGTTACTTCCATCACCGTTGAAATTGGCTATCTGTGCTGGTGCTGGATTGAAGAAGCATACGAAATCATGAATGAAGCTGATTTTGATATGCTTGATGAATCCATCCGTGGTGCTATTCCACCGGAAACCGGCCTGTTCAAGCAAATCACGCTGACCTTCAACCCGTGGAATGAAAAACACTGGATCAGGAAGCGGTTCTTTGGTGAGATCACCGGCAAGGATGCCCAAGGAAACCCCACATACAAATTCCATGATAGCTGGACTTCCCCGGATGGTCAGATTTTCGCCACAACCACCAATTACCTATGTAATGAATGGCTGGATGAATCCGATCTGAAGGTTTTTGAAAACATGAAGGCCAATAACCCCCGGCGCTACAAAGTGGCTGGCCTTGGGGGTTGGGGCATTGTAGATGGCCTGATTTATGAGAAATGGCGGGAAGAAGCCTTTGACATTCAGGCCATTGCCAAGAAGCCTGATGTGAAAAGCGCCTTTGGCCTTGACTTCGGTTATACCAATGACCCCACGGCCCTGTTCTGTGGGCTGGTGAGCCAAAAGGAAAGAACTATTTGGGTTTTCGATGAACTGTATGAAAAGGCCCTGACGAACCGGGTAATTTGTGAGCGGGTAACCGCCATGGGATATGCCAAGGAACGGATCAAGGCCGATTGTGCAGAGCCGAAAAGCATTGATGAATTGCGGGAAGCTGGCCTGTACCATGTGAGAGCCGCCCGAAAGGGCAAGGACAGCGTGAACAATGGCATTCAGTATATTCAGGATTACACGATCATCATTCACCCCCGGTGTGTGAATTTCATCACTGAAATTTCAAACTACACTTGGGATGAAGATAAATTTGGGGCCAAGATCAATGTTCCCATTGATGATTTCAACCACCTGATGGATGCCATGCGCTATGCGCTGGAAGATGTTCTGGTTGGCCCCGCTTTCAGCTTTGATTAACGCATTAGTAACAAAAGGCCCTGAAAACCGTGTGTTTTCGGGGTTCTGCTTTTATTGAGCAATAGAAAGGGGCGTTTCTAATGAAGAAAATGCTTCGTGTGGTTTCGGTGTTGGGAACGCCATACACGATTTTTGAGGGAACCACGATTGACTTTCCTGATCTGTCTGATTGTGATGGGTATTGTGATACCACCATCAAGAATATTGTGGTTTCTGATATGTCGGAAGCTGAAGGAAGGCCCGGAGCCAAGGCGGATTTGAACCACTATAAACGGAAGGTGATCCGCCATGAACTGATTCACGCAATTTTGTTTGAATCTGGCCTGTCAAACAATTCTTGGGCCGAAAATGAAGAACTGGTGGATTGGATAGCCATTCAGTTTCCAAAGTTGGAAGCCTTGTTTCAGCAAGCCGGGTGTAATGAACTTTTGAAGGAAGGTGCTTGATCTTGATGCCTATTTATACTGAAACAGACCGGATCAACCGCCTGATCCTTCAGGGTGGACGAACCGGCATGACGGAACTTCAGTTTTTCGCCGCTGAAATCAAAGAATGGAAAGACAGCCCCCGCCGAAAGGATCAGCTTACCGGTGATCTGTACTATGTCGGGAAGCATGACATTCTTCACCGCCAAAGAACTATCATTGGGGCTGATGGAAAACTTCAGGTTGTTCAGAATCTTCCGAACAACCGGATTGTGAATAACCAATACGCCTTGATGGTGGATCAGAAAACCAACTATCTTGTGGGAAAGCCATTCACCATGAACTGTGAAAACAAAACCTATGTGGATTTGCTTTCCAAAGTGTTCAACCGGCGTTTTCAGCGCCTTTTGAAGTATGTGTGTGAAGATTCCCTGAATGGCGGTATTGGATGGCTGTACCCCTATTATGACGATAAGGGCCGGTTGGCGTTCAAGCATTATCCCGCCTATGACATTCTTCCTTTTTGGAAGGATGATGATCACACGATCCTTGATTGTGCGATTCGGTTGTACCCCCAAGAGGTTTGGAACGGGTATCAGAAAGAAATTGTTGAAAAGGTTGAAATCTTCAAATCTGATGGCCTTTGGCGTTACATCTATCAAAATGATATGTTGACCCCGGATGTGGATGCCGGGGAACATGAAAACTATTTTGCTGTGGTGGATGGTGAAGGTTCAGTTGAAGAATACAACTGGACTGAAATTCCCCTGATCCCGTTCAAGTACAACAAGCAGGAACTTCCCCTGATCAATCGGGTAAAGACCCTTCAGGACGGAATCAACACCATGCTTTCCGACTTTGAAAACAATATGCAAGAGGACGCACGGAACACCATTCTGATCCTGAAGAACTATGACGGTCAGGATTTGGGAGAATTCCGCCGTAACCTTTCCACATTCGGGGCCGTGAAAGTGCGTGATGATGGCGGGGTTGAAACCCTTCAGGTTGAAATCAACGCTGAAAATTATAAAAGCGTTCTGGATTTGCTGAAAAAATCCCTGATTGAAAATGCCCGTGGCTATGATGCCAAGGATGATCGTCTTTCCGGGAATCCAAACCAGATGAACATTCAATCCATGTATTCTGACATTGATCTGGATGCAAATGGTATGGAAACGGAATTTCAGGCCGCTTTTGAACAGTTGCTTTGGTTCATCAATCAGGATTTCAGCAATTGTGGCTTGGGTGACTTTGAAAATGAGGAAATCCAGATCATTTTTGACCGGGATATTCTGATCAATGAATCTGAAGCCATTGAAAACTGTTCCAAATCTGTTGGTATTCTGTCTGATGAAACCATTGTGGAACAGCACCCGTGGACAAAGGATGTTGAAATGGAATTGGCCCGGTTGAAGAAGGAAAAGGAAGAAGCCATGGAACAGGCCCAAGAATATTCCGGGGCCTTCAGAACTGGGACAAATCAGAATAAGGAAACGGGCGGGGATGAATAAGCCCCGCCCTTCCTATATGCCGGGGCAATAATGGGGCGGGCCGGGGTTCACCTCCTTACCCGGTCAAGGGTGCAATTCCCTTCCCCGGCACCTCTTATGGCGTGTTGGTCAAGCGGTTAAGACACCGCCCTTTCACGGCGGTAACATGGGTTCGACCCCCGTACACGCCACCAGCCCGGAAGGGCAATGCTTTTCTTCATCCTTTTTTTTTTGCTTGGAGAGGTTTCAGGCTATAAAACCTCCCGAAACACCTGAAAACATAGGCCCATGCCGTAAGGCGTGAATTTATGGGCCTATATGCCGGGTTGGTGGAATGGCAGACACGGCGGGTTCAAAACCCGTTGCCCTGTGGCGTATGGGTTCAAGTCCCATACCCGGCACCACTTTCAAGAAGGGAGAATTGCCCCGTGAAGAATGCTGACTATTGGCGGGGCCGGTTCGCCATTCTGGAAGATGCGGCCCACCAGAAAAGTGATCAGTACATTCAGAGCCTTGAAGAACTGTATCGGCAGACGGAAAAAACGGTTCAGCGGGATATTGAAAGTTGGTATCAGCGGTTCGCCACCAACAACAATGTGACCTTGGCTGATGCCCGGAAGATGCTGACCACCGGACAGCTTGAAGAATTCAAGTGGACGGCTGAACAATATGTGAAGGCCGCACAGCAAGCCAACCTTTCCCCGGAGTGGATCAAGAAGCTGGAAAACGCTTCAACCCGCTTCCATGTCAGCCGCCTTGAAGCTATTCAGCTTCAGATTCAACAGCAGATTGAACTTCTGTATGGAAATCAGGTGGATGGGATTGATGAACTTCTGAAGGATGTGGTTTCCAACGGGTACACCCGTGGGGCCTTTGAAATTCAGAAGGGCATTGGCCTTGGGTGGGACTTCACCGCCCTGAACCAGCAGAAACTTGAAGCCTTGATTTCAAAGCCTTGGACAACCGACAAGCGAACCTTCCGGGATCGGTGCTGGTTGAACAAGGCTGATTTGGTTGATACGGTGAACAAGGAACTGGTTCAAGGAATGTTGCGGGGTGATCCCCCGGCCAAGACCATCACGGCCATTCAAAAGAAGTTCGGAACTTCCCGCTATAAGGCAAGGCGGCTGGTGCATACGGAAACCAGCTATTTCAATGCTGTGTCCAAAGTCCAGATGTATAAAGATTTGGGTGTGGATCAGATTGAAATTGTGGAAACACTTGATTCCCGCACCTGTCCCATTTGTCAGCCCCTTGATGGTACGGTGATCCCGCTGACCCAATATGAGCCGGGGGTGACTGTCCCGCCCTTCCACCCGAATTGCCGGGGAACCACTTGCCCCCATTATGACGATATGGACGGCGAAAGAGCCGCCCGCACCGCTGATGGAAAGGTGTACTATGTCCCGGCCAACATGAAATATACCGATTGGAAGAAGGCTTTTGTGGATGGCGTGAAGGATGGTTTGACGGTTGCCACCGTGGGCGCTATAATGAAGGCGAAAAGGGAATTGGAGCCGCTGAAGGCTGAAATGTTCCCTGAATATCTGACTGACAAGAAGGAACGGAAGAACACCCAAGCCCTGATTGATTATGTGAATGCGTGTGAAAACGCTGATCCTGATGTGGTTGCCCTTTATTCCAAAATGGGGGCTATGGAAAACATCAGGGCCAACGGTATTCCCATGAAGGTTTCCCACGGGAAAGGCTATGCGGTTAATTATCGCTATTATACCCGGAATGATCAGCTTGCGGATGTTGAATTGATTATTCCCAAGCTGGCAGGGGATGATCTTACCGGCCAAGTGGTTACGACCTTGCATGAGGAAATGCACCTGATGGATATGTTCAACCGGTCAGACCCGGCAAAGTATTCAGGTTGGTTCAGTTCCAGCCATGCCAAGTTAAGTTCCTTTTTCCAGAAAGCCAACACCGATATTGCGGATGATATTGATTCCCTTTTTGAAGCCTTCGATAAGGAATGCAAGCGTATTACGGCGGAAATCAACGCTGAATTGAGAACCGCCACTTCTGCCTTGACGGATCAATACTATGCAAGATCCATTTCTTATTCTGACTACAAAAAAGCCTTCAATAAGCTGAAGCGTGAAGCAAGTGAACAAATTGATTACCAATGCCGAAACGCTATGGGCGGCGGTATCAGCTCCCTTGAAGATATTTACGATGCCCTTTCCGGTGGTTCGGCCCGTGATGCTGGCCTTGTGCGATATGGTCACGGTTCCAAATATTACCGGGATATTGGGAAACGAGCGGAAGAAACCCTTGCCAATTATGGCGCTTTGTCGGTTGTCCGTCCTGACCTGATAGAAATGCTTCGTAAGGATAAACCGGAGTTGGTAGAAGCCTTGGAAGAAGTTATTCAGGATATGTTAAAGAAAGCGGGTGGTTAATATGACACGGGAAGAAAAGCTGATGAAGGTTCATGCGCTGTTGGCTGAAGTTTCTGATGTTCTGGTTGACCGCTTCTTTGATGCGGACAGTGAAGAACTTCTTGATGAAAAAATTGAAGTTCTTACTGCTTTGAAGGATGGGAAACCGCCTGACCAAATCCCCAATTATTATTCTGTTCTTGAAAACTTCAGCCCGGATCAGCATTGGGACTGATCCACAATATTGTTGATTGAACCACCCCGGCCTTCGGGCCGGTGGTGGTTTTTTCATACCTATTCGCCGTTTCCCGGTTGTGGGCGGAAAACAGAGCCAGGGGAAATCGTGGTTCCTGACCCACGGTAAAAAAGGATTTTATGATGGAGGTATCACACTATGACGAAAGAAAAGCTGATGGAGTGGGGCTTGACCGAGGAACAGGCCAACAAGGTTATGGAAGGGCTGAATGGTTCCTTTGTAACCAAGAGCCGGTTCAATGAGGTGAACGAGGAAAACAAGACCCTGAAAGCCCAAGTTTCTGAACGGGATGGGCAGATTGAAACCCTGAAGCAATCCGCTGGTGATAACACGGAACTTCAGAACCAGATCACCGCCCTTCAGGAAGCGAACAAGCAGAAGGACAAGGATCACGCCAATGAAATCAAGGCCCTGAAGATCAGCAATGCCGTTGATGTGGCCCTGACCAATGCCAAGGCCAAAAACAACACCGCTGTAAAGGCGCTGTTGGCCGCATTCTTGGAGAAGGCGGAACTGGCCGATGATGGCACGGTGAAAGGGCTGGATGATGAAATTGGCAAGCTGACCAAGGGTGAGGACACGGCTTTTCTGTTCGACACCAGCGGCAAGGCCAAGTTTAAGGGAGCCAAAGCCGCTGAAAAGAGTGATCCCCACAATCAGCCCACCGGGGATGACCTTTCCAAAATGTCCTATGACGAACTGTGCAAGTACATGGAGGAAAACCCGGATGCGGTTTTGGAGTAACCCACACAATTTGACTACACAGAAAGGAAGTTTGAACGATGGCTAACAGCAAGTTTGATGCAAAGTCTTTCAACCCTGAAGCGTTTAAGTACATGGTTGGCCGTGTGCCTAACCTGACCCTGAACGCCCTGAAGAAGTCCCGTGCGCTGGCCGGGAACCCTGATATTCGGGCGGTGTTCACCAGTCAGAATGGCACCGGCTATGCCCGTCTTGCCATGCGTGGCCTTCTGGATGGGGATGCGGTGAACTATGACGGTGAAACCGACATTACCGCCACTTCCACCAAGACCTTTGAACAGGGCATGGTGGTTGTTGGCCGTGCCAAGGCATGGACTGAAAAGGACTTCAGCTATGACATTACGGGCGGCGTGGACTTCATGGGCAATGTGTCCGCACAGGTTGCGGAGTACAAGGATACCTTGGATCAGAAAACCCTTCTTTCCATCCTGAAGGGTGTTTTTGCCATGCCCACCAGCGATGCCAAGAACAAGGAGTTTGTGGAGAAGCACAGCACCACGATTTATGCCCCTATGAGCGCCACCACCCTGAACAGCGCCGTGAACAAGGCTTGTGGGGCCAATAAGCAGAAGTTTTCTTTGGTGTTCATGCACAGTGATGTTGCCACCAACCTTGAAAACATGAAGCTGTTGGAGTTCATGAAGCAGACGGACGGGGACGGCATTCAGAAGGATTTGACCCTTGCCACTTGGAATGGCCGCACTGTGGTTGTGGACGATGATCTTCCCGCCGTGACCGGCTATGCCGATGCTGAAGCGGACACCCCCGGCGCTTTGGTGATCAAGGCTTCGGGTGCTTCCGGTGCTTCTGAAATTGATCTTGCCAAGGCAACCCCCTACTTTGGCACCCGTACCCTTGCCGCTGATATGTATGTGGTTCCCGCTACACAGTACACCACCTTCATCATGGGCAACGGCGCTATTTCCTATGAAGATATTGGGGCCAAGGTTCCTTATGAAATGGCCCGTGACCCCAAGACCAACGGCGGTGTTGATACCCTGTATATGCGTCAGCGCAAGGTGTTCAGCCCCTATGGTATCAGCTATGAGAAGAAAAGTCAGACCAAGCTGTCCCCCACGGACACTGACTTGGAGAATGGGCAGAACTGGACGCTGGTTCACAGCGGGGAAAGCACTGCTTCCCAGCGCACCTATATCAACCACAAGGCCATTCCCATTGCCCGGATTCAGTCTTTGGGCTGATGGAATGGCGGTGATTCCCGTTGCGTGAACAGGTTATTGCAATGCTTACGGCCCTTGGCGTGACGGGGGCCGCTGAAGATCCCCTGTTGGATATTGTGATCAGCAATGTTCAATACAGGGTTCAAAACGAAACCAACCGAAAGGATATGCCTGAAGGGTTGGTGAGCGTGGCCGTCTATATGGCGGTTGGCGAATACCTGAACATGAAGAAGGTTTCCGGGCAGTTGGATGGGTTTGACCTTGAAGCGGCAATCAAGCAAATTCAGGAAGGCGATACTAACACGGTTTTTGCCATTGGGGATGGGAATTTGACCCCTGAACAGCGGTTGAACAGTCTGATTGACTACCTGACCAATGGGCGGAGCCGTGAACTTTACCGATTCAGGAAGTTTGTATGGTAAACGCCCACAGAAAAGCCCTTGAACGGTTGTGGAAGGATCGGTGTTCTATTTTCGTAAAAGAGAAAGTCACTGATCCAACCACACACCTGACTGACTTTGAAGAAAAGCCGCTTCTTCAGGATCAGCCCTGTAAATTGTCCTTTGAAACCTTAACTTCAAGTTCCGGTGATCCCGTGGCCGCTGTTGCCCAAACCGTGAAGCTGTTCTTGTCCCCTGATGTGGAAATCCCCGCTGGCTGTAAAATCGTTGTGACACGGTTCAACAATCTTGAACGGAAGTTCACCTATTCTAAAAGCGGTGAAGCCGGGGTTTTCACCAACCATCAAGAAATCCAGTTGGAGCCTTGGAAGGGGTATGCCTGATGGCTAAATGGGGCAAATGCGATTTCAAACAACTGGAACGGCTGAACAAAAATATGGAAAAGCTGATGGGGGCGGATTTGGACAGGTTTTGCCGCCAAGCCGCCCAAGAGTTGGCGGGGCGCTTGCTGAATAAGGTTGTGAAGCGGACACCTGTTGTATATGGCACCTTGCGGGATGCGTGGGCGGTGATGCCTGTGGGCCACAGGGGAACCCATTACACAGTTGTTGTGCTGAATAACCTTCAGTATGCGTCCTATGTTGAATACGGCCACCGGCAAAGGCCGGGGCGGTTCATTCCCGGTTATTGGGAAAGTGACCGCTTTGTTTATGATCCTGACGCTGAAGGCGGGATGGTGCTGAAGAAAAATTGGGTAAAGGGGCGCTATATGCTGACCATTTCCACACAAGAACTGGAACAGCAAGCGCCTAAAATTCTGGAAAAGAAGTTGTATTTGTTCCTGAAGGGGTGTTTCGATGCTTAATGAGATTATCAAAGGAATTTCAATGGCACTGAACGCCGCCTATGGGGATGGGTATGAAATCTATCAGAATGATGTGGAACAGGGTTTGAAAGAACCCTGTTTTTTGATTGCCGTTTTACAACCGGAAATCACGCCCATGCTTGGGCGGCGCTTTATCAAGCGGAACCCATTTGACATTCAGTATTTTCCGACCAACCCCCGCAATAATGCGGAAATGTTCACCGTTGCGGAAACGATGATGGAAGCCTTGGACTTCATCACGCTTCCCAGCGGTGATCTTCTTCATGGAACCAGCGTGAATTATGAGATTGTGGACAATGTACTTCACTTCTTTGTGAACTATAACTTGCCCATGATCCGCCCCGCTGAAGAAACCTATATGGAAACCTTGGAAACCGAGGTTGGAACCATTGGAGGGGATTAAAAATGCCTACGACCAAAACCAGAAAGCCCAAGACAGCGGAAGCGGCCCCGCCTGTTTCCAATGTCCCGGTTTTCACCAAAAGAAATATCCTGACCTTCCAGCGATATGCCAAGCGGCGTGATCTTCTGTCCGTTTTGCTGGAAGATGGAAAGGAATACACGATGGAGCAGGTGGACAGCTTGCTTCAAAACTTTTTCAAGAAAGGCAAGGTGAATTGATATGGCCCTTGGCGGCGGCACTTTTTTGACGCAGAACAAGATTCTGCCCGGTGCATATATCAACTTCATTTCGGTTGCGAGAGCAAGCGCCACCCTCTCTGATCGTGGTATTGCGACCATCCCCCTTGAAATGAATTGGGGGCCTGAAGGTGAGGTTATCACCGTTGAACTTGGGGATTTTCAGAAGGATTCCCAAAAGATTTTCGGCTATGCGTACACGGCGGATGAACTGAAGCCCATGCGTGAAATCTTCCTTCACGCACAAACGGTTCATTTCTTCCGCCTGAACACTTCCGGCACCAAGGCCGCTTGTACCTATGCAACGGCCAAATACCCCGGCACCCGTGGCAATGATCTTCGCATTGTGATCGAGGAAAACGAGAATAGCCAAGAAGAAGCGAAACTGTACGATGTTTCCACCTTCCTTGGCACCGTCCAAGTGGATCAGCAGAAGGCCATTTCCACAGCGGCTGACCTGAAGAACAATGATTATGTGGACTTCATCAGCACCGCCACCCTTGCCCTGACCGCCACCACCCCCTTGACCAATGGGGCCAACGGGACTGTGGAGGATGCGACTTATCAGACCTATTTGGACAAAATGGAAGCCTATACCTTCAACGCTATGGGTTGCCCGGTCACCAAATCCACCTTGGCTGATCTGTTCGTGTCCTACTGCAAGCGCCTTCGGGATGAAGTGGGCAAGAAGTTTCAGGTGGTTACTTTCCGCAATCTGGCCGATTTTGAAGGTGTGGTGAGCGTGAAGAACGGTATTGTGGGCAACACCGAAAGTGCCGCCTTGGTTCCTTGGGCAACCGGTGTGGTTGCTGGAACCGCCGTGAACAAGTCTGCCACCAATATGACCTATGACGGCGAATATGAAGTTGATACCGACTACACCCAAACCGAACTGGAAAACGGGATTTTGGAAGGTTCCTTCATGTTCCACTTGGTTGATGATGAAGTCAGAGTGTTGGAGGATATTAACACCTTCGTTTCCGTGACGGATGAAAAATCCGCTGATTTTTCCAGCAACCAAACCATCCGGGTTTTGGATCAGATTGCCAATGATATTGCGGTGTTGTTCGGCACCAAGTACATTGGCAAGGTTCCCAACGATGCTTCCGGGCGGATCAGCCTGTGGAACGATATTGTGAAGCACCATCAGGAACTTCAGAATATCCGGGCCATTGAGAACTTCAACCCGGACAATGTGACGGTTGCCCAAGGCGACACCAAGAAGGCCGTTGTGGTGACGGACTATGTTACCCCGGTCAACGCTATGGCCCAGCTTTACATGACCGTCTATGTTCAGTAAGAAAGGGGTGTAGACAATGGCAACTGTAATGCACGCCAAAGACGCTATTTCCGCTTCTTTGGCTGAATGCTTTGTGACCATTGGGGACAATCGTTATAACTTCATGCAGGCTATCAACCTTGAAGCCAACTTCGAGAAGAACAAGACGGAAATCCCCATTTTGGGCAAGACCGGTAAAGGCAATAAATCCACCGGTTGGAGTGGTACGGGTTCCGCAACCTTCCACTATAACACTTCCATCTTCCGGCAGATGATGAAGCAGTACAAGGACACCGGCGAGGATGTCTATTTTGACATTCAAGTGACCAATGAAGATCCCACTTCTTCCGTGGGCCGTCAAACCGTGATCCTGAAGGATTGCAACATTGATGGCGGTATTCTTGCCAAGTTTGATGCTGATGCAGAATACTTGGATGAAGATATGGACTTCACCTTTGAGGACTTCGAGATGCCGGAAGCCTTCACCATGCTGGCGGGAATGGAGTAACACTGTCAAAACCCGCCCCATTTTGTAAATGTGGGCGGGTTTTTTCTTTTTTCAATTTCAAAATAGGAGGATTTTAGCAATGAGCCTTACCGCATTTCTGGCGAAAAACGCCCTGAAGGTTGAGAATGTGAAGTTTGTCCCTTCCAAGCGGTTTGTGGACGAAAACACCAAGAAGCCTATGGAATGGGAGATTCAGGCAATCACCGGCACCGAGGATGAAGCCCTTCGGAAAGCCTGTGCCAAACGGGTTCCTGTTCCCGGCAAGAAGAACCAGTATCAGAAGGAAACTGACTATGATATGTACCTTGGGAAGCTGGCTGTGGCCTGTACGGTGTTCCCCGACCTGAACAACAAGGAACTTCAGGACAGCTACAAGGTTATGGGCGCTGAAGCCCTTCTGAAAACCATGCTGACCCCCGGCGAGTATGCGGACTATCTGCAAAAGGTTCAGGAGGTTTGCGGGTTTGAAACCACCCTTCAGGACGAGGTGGACGAGGCAAAAAACTAATTGAAGAAGGTGATAGTGAAGCGAATATCGCTTACTATTGCCTTCACGAACTGCATTTGACACCTTCCCAATTTTTCAACCTTGACCGTCAAGAACGGGCCTTTATTATTGCCGCTATTGATATTCGGGTTGAGCGGGAAAAGAAGAAGCAGAAAGAAATTGAACGGAAACAGCGCCGGGGCCGCAGGAAATAACTGCTGGCCCCGGTTTTCCTATGGAAAGAAGGTGAACCCCATTGGCAACTATCAGAACCGCTATTGCCCTGTATGATGGCGTGACAGCGCCCCTTCAGGCCATGCACAAGGCCATGAACATTGTGCTGAACAGTTTTGAAGCCATGCAACGGGCTTCCGGGAATTCAGTTGATGTTTCATCCATCCAAGAAGCCCGTGAAGAACTGGCAAGAGCCGGGGCCGCCTTTGATTCCATTGAACAGAATATCCGGGACGCTGGCAACCAGCAAGACCGCTTCAATCGGCGGATTAGGGACGGCACCACCGCCGCCGATGGACTTTGGGGCAAGCTGAAGGGCATTGCGGCCACGGTTGGCGGATTGGCGGCGGCAAAGAAAATCATTGGAATTTCTGATGATCTGGCAAGCACACGGGCAAGGTTGAACCTGATTGTGGATGATGGCGGTTCGGTTTCTGAACTGGAAAAGAAGATTATGGCTTCTGCCCAGCGTTCCCGATCCGCATATTTTGATACCGCTTCAGCCATTGCAAGTTTGGGAGCCAACGCCGGGGCCGCTTTCGCCAACACGGATGAAATCATTGCCTTCATGGAGCAAATCAATAAACAGTTCGTGATTGGCGGTGCTTCTGCCCAAGGCCAAGCCGCCGCAATGCTTCAGCTTACCCAAGCTATGGCCGCTGGTGCGTTGCGTGGTGAAGAATTGAATTCCATTTTGGAAAATGCCCCCGGAATTGCAAGAGCCATTGAAAGTTACATGGGCATTGCGGAAGGTTCCATCAAATCTTATGCGGAACAAGGTTTGATCACCGCTGAAGTGGTGAAAAATTCCATGTTTGCGGCGGCTGATGAAACCAACGCCAAGTTTGAAAGTATGCCTAAAACTTGGGCGCAAATTTGGACTTCCATGCAGAATAAGGCCCTTTCAATTTTCAACCCGATCCTGACCAAGATCAATCAGATTGCCAACAGCGAACAGTTCACCAAGGTTACAGATGGGATCATCAACGGTTTGGCCGGGATTGCTTCTGTGGCAACGGTAGTTCTTGATTTGCTGATCAATGTGGCTTCTGTGGTTGTAGATAACTGGTCTTGGCTTTCTCCCATTATCCTTGGCGTAGCCGCCGCCCTTGGAGTGTACTATGGGCGCTTGCTTCTGGTGCGGGGTGCTGAATTGGCTTCGGCGGCTGTTTCCGGGGCTGTGGCGGTTGCCAAGGGCATTATGGCGGCGGCAACCATGTTGGTTACTGGTGCGACATGGGCGCAAGTAACGGCCCAATACGGCCTGAATGCGGCCATGTATGCCTGTCCCTTGGTATGGATCATCATTCTGATTATCGCCCTTGTAGCCCTGTTCTATGCGGCTGTGGCGGCGGTCAACCACTTTGCCGGAACCAGCGTTTCCGCAACCGGCCTGATCTGTGGCGCATTTATGGCGGCACTGGCCTTTATCGGGAATATCTTCGTGGCCCTGTGGAACTTGGTTGTAGATGTGTTCGTGATGATCTATAACCTTGTCGCTACGGTTGCAAACTTCATCGGGAATGTGTTCAATGATCCGGTTGCGGCTGTGGCCCGTCTGTTTTTCGATTTGGCGGACACTGTTCTTTCCGTCCTTCAAGCGTTGGCTTCGGCCATTGATACCATCTTCGGTTCTAACCTTGCCGGTTCTGTCCAAGGCTGGCGTGACAGCTTGGGCGGTTGGGTGGATTCCACCTTCGGCAAGGGTGAAGAAGTCATGGAAAAGCTGAACGCCGATGATCTGAAGTTGGGCCGCTTCGAGTATGGGGCCGCCTTTGATATGGGCTATGAGTTCGGCCAAGGCGTGGAAGATACCGTGGGCGGCTTGTTCGACTTTTCCGCAATGGACAGTTTGGGCGCTGATGCGCTGGACGCTTACGGCCTTGGCAACACCCTTGATGGTATCTATGGGAACACCGGGGACACGGCAGGAAACACCGCCGCTATGAGTGATGCCCTTGATATTGCTGAAGAAGATTTGGCCTATATGCGGGATATTGCCGAGCGGGAAGCAATCAATCGGTTCACTACCGCTGAAATCAGGGTTGAACAGCAAAACACCAACTATATCAGCCAAGATGCTGATTTGGATGGGATCATGGACGCTTGGGCCAACGATTTTGCCACCAAACTTGATGTTTCTGAAGAAGGGGTGCATGAGTAATGGCATATACAATGTATTTGGGTGGTGTGCTTATGCCCATCACCCCTTCTAAAGTCAAGGTGAAGATCAACAATCAGAATGATACCCTGACGCTGATCAACGGTGAGGAAATCAACATTCTGAAGGAACCGGGGTTGACTGATGTAAGTTTTGATCTGCTTCTTCCCCAAGTTTCCTATCCCTTCACAAATGGCGGGGCGCAATCCGCCGATTATTATTTGTCCCTGTTCGAGCGGCTGAAAACCTCCAAGCAACCGTTTCAATTCATCCTGAACCGGTCAATGCCCAGCGGAAGGCGGTTGTTCTACACCAATTTGACGGTGGGCATGGAGGATTACCAAATCACTGATGATGCGGAAGAAGGCTTTGACATTACGGTTACTGTCAGCCTGAAGCAATACCGGCACTATGGAACCAAAACGGTGAAGGTTCAACCGGCCCCAACACCCGCAGAAACCCCCACCGCCACGGTGGAACAACCCCAGCGGGAAACCAGCCAAGCGCCCCAGCAGACCACCTACACGGTGAAAAGCGGGGATTGCCTTTGGAATATCGCCAAGAAGTATTTGGGGGATGGTTCCCGCTACAATGAAATCTACAACCTGAACAAAGATAAGATTACAAACCCGAACCTGATTTATGCCGGTCAGGTTCTTACTTTGCCTTCCTGAAAGGGGTGATTCCGCTTGTCCATTGAACTTCTGATTCAGAATGGTTCAACCATCTATTATCCGGTAGTTGAAGAAGGGGTTTCTTTGACATTAGAGCGGAAAGGCACCCCCGGCAAGCTGGAATTTACCGTGATCAAAGACGGTGTTCTGAATTTTCAGGAAGGAAACCCGGTGAAGTTCACAGTGAATGGAACCACCATGTTTTATGGCTTTGTATTCACCAAGAGCCGGAAAGCAAATAGCCCCACCATTGATGTTGTGGCCTATGATCAGTTGCGATACTTGAAGAACAAGGACACCTATACAGAAGAAGGGCTGAAGGCTTCTGACCTTCTGAAACGGATTGCAACAGACTTCCGTTTGAACCTTGGGAATGTGGAAGATACAGGGTACACCATTGAAACCATCGTGGAAGAAAACAGCACCTTGTTTGACATGATCCAAAATGCCCTTGATGAAACCCTTCTGAACACCGGCCAACTGTATTGCCTTTACGACAACGCCGGGGCGCTGACCTTGCAGAATGTCAATTCCATGAAACTGAACCTGTTGATTGATTCAGAAACCGGTGAAACCTTTGATTATTCTTCCAGCATTGATGAACAAACCTACAATAAAATCAAGCTGGCCTATAACAATGAGCAAACCGGCAAGCGGGAATTGTATGTGGCCCAAGACGGTGAAAAGATGAACACTTGGGGAGTTCTTCAGTATTATGAAGAACTTCAGACCGCCACCGGTGCCGCCGCCAAAGCAGATGCCCTTCTGAAACTGTATGATCAGAAAACCCGGAAATTGACAGTGAAAAATGCCTTTGGTGATGTTCGGGTTCGGGCCGGTTCCGCTGTGGTGGTTTTGCTGGATTTGGGCGATATTATCACCAACAACTATTTGATGGTTGAAAAAGTCACCCACAATTTCAAGGGGGATGAACATTTCATGGATTTGACCTTGATCGGGGGTGAATTTATTGCCTAAACCGACAAATGCGGTGGAACTGGTAAAAAAGGCCGCTGTGGAAGCGGTGGAAGCCGGGAAGCCCGTCACCATCCTTTTTGGAACGGTGATTTCCGCTTCCCCACTGAAAATTCAGGTTGACCAAAAATCAATCTACACGGAAAAAATGCTGGTGTTGTCCCGCAATGTGACCGATTATGAAGTTGATATGACGGTTTCCCACCAAACTGTTGTGATCAGCCACGGCCACCCGGTTACAGACACTTACACCGGGGGCGGCACCGCTGAAGAAATTGACCATAACCACCCCATTCAGGGGCGGAAGAAGTTCAAGGTTCACAACGCCCTTGTGGTGGGGGATCAGGTGGTTTTGGCCCGGATTCAAAAGGGCAAGAAATTCTTGGTGCTGGATCGGATTGCACCGAACCCGGCCTTGCAGGGGGAATGGCTATGATTCCACAAGTTCAAGACGATTTGCGGCAAGACTTCACTTTTTCGGTGCTTCCCAGCCGCACATTCAAAATGAACCACGACACCAAAACCATTACCGGCACCATTGACCAAGTGAGAGCCGTTGAACAGGCGGTTTTCCTGATCCTGAATGTGGAACGGTATGAATGGTTGATTTATTCTTGGAACTATGGCTTTGAGAAAAAGCGGCTGATTGGCAAGCCGGTTGATTACTGTATTCCTGAAATTGAACGCAATATCAAAGAAGCCTTGCTTCAGGATGACCGGATCACCGCCGTTGACAATTTCCAATTTGAAGTGAACAAGAAAAAGGTGCTGACCACTTTTCGGGTGGTCAGCATTTTTGGCCCCATTTTCACGGAAATGGAGGTGGAAATCTGAATGTATGAAGATATTACCTATGCGCTTTTGCTGAACCGGATGCTGGAACGGGCCTTGTCCATCAACAGCAATTTGGACACCCGTGAAGGTTCGCTGGTTTGGCTTGGGAATGCCCCCGCCGCCGTGGAACTTCAAAATCTGTATATCCAACTGGACACGGTTTTGAATGAAACCTTTGCGGACACGGCAAGCCGTCCTTATCTGATCCAAAGAGCGGCGGAACGGGGCCTTTCCCCGCAACCGGCAAGCGCCGCCGTGTTGCAGTTGACCATTACCCCGGCCACATTGCATTTGGCCTTGAACACCCGCTTTTCCATTGGGGAACTGAACTACTATGTTTCCGCTGAACGGGGTGAAGGGGTGTATGAAATCACCTGTGAAACGCCGGGTGAAGCTGGCAATGACTACGGGGCTACGGTAATTCCCATTGAATACATTGAAGGGCTTGAAACCTGTACGGTTACGGCCCTCTTGATCCCCGGTGAGGATGAAGAAGATACCGAGGTTTTCAGACAACGGTATTTTGACAGCTTGAACGCCCAAGCCTTCGGCGGCAACCGGATTGACTATATCGAAAAGGTGAACGCAATCCCCGGTGTTGGCGGTGTGAAGGTTTACCGGGCTTGGAACGGCGATATTCGCCCCGCTGAACTGGTTCCCCCGGAAGGGGTTTCAGAATGGTTGAAAACTGTTCAAGCGTCTGAAGAAATCAAGGCTTGGTTGACCAAGGTTTATGAAGCCGGGATCAATAACAAGCTGACGGTGGGCGGAACTGTGAAGCTGATTATCATTGACAGCACCTTCAGCGTACCTTCCCCAACCCTTGTGGAACAGGTACAGACCGCCGTTGACCCCCTTCAGAACGCCGGGGAAGGCTTGGGAACCGCCCCCATCGGCCATGTGGTGAAGGTGGAAGGCGTGAAAAGTGAAACTGTGAACCTGTCCTTCACCCTGACCTATCAACAGGGGTGGGGTTGGGAAGATGTTCAATCCTATGTTGAACAGACCATTGAAGCCTATTTTGAAGAACTGTCCGAAACATGGGCGGATCAGGAACAGGCCCTTGTGGTTCGTGTCAGCCAAATTGAAAGCCGCCTGTTGGGTGTAAGCGGAATTTTGGATATTGCTGATACCAAAATCAATGGCCTTGCGGCCAACTACACCTTGAACCTTGATTATATCCCGGTTCTTGGTGAGATTACCCCAGCAACCGGCACCCAAAGCCTATAAGGGAAGGTGATTGAATGGATCGTAAACTAATCAATTACCTTCCCTATGTTGTCCGGGACTATGCGGAATTTCAGGGGATCACCGGAGCCGAACAACCGGAGTTTGAAACCGCTTGGGCGGCGGCGGATGATCTTCTTGCAAACCAGTTCATCAAGACCGCTGGCAACCTTGGGTTGTCCCGGTGGGAAAAAATCTTGGGTATCACCCCCAAGGGAACAGATACCTTGGATGATCGGCGGTTCCGTGTATTGGCCCGGTTGAATGAAGAACTTCCGTACACCTTGCCCCAGCTTCGGGTGATCTTGGAAAACCTTTGTGGCCCCGGTAATTCTTCGGCGGAAGTCACAGATTACACCCTTCTTGTGAAGGTTGGCGTGGCCGCAAAGAAGAACTTTGAAGATGTTCAAAACCTTCTTGAACGGGTTGCCCCGGTCAATCTGGTTTTGGAAGTTCAACAGTTGTTCAACATCCATGAAACCCTGAAGGGCTTCACCCATGCCCAGCTTGCTTGGTACACCCATTATGAAGTAAGAACGGAAGAACTTCAGGCCCATGTTCCCACCCCGTATGGTGATCTTCTGCCTTTGACCCACGGCCAACTTGCAGGGATTTCCAATAAATCTATCAGAAAGGAAATGAAAGATGGCTGAATACACCACCAATTATGATTTGGTCAAACCGGCCCAAGAAGATTTCTACAATGTGGATGATCAGAACCGCAACATGGACAAGATTGATGCGGCCCTGAAAGCCCATGATGATGCTTTGTCCGGGAAAGCCGATCTTGGAGAGGATGGCAAGGTAAAGCCTGAACAGCTCCCCGATTCCACCTTTGACCCCACCCAAGATATTGAAGATGCCATTAACGAACACAACACCAGTGACAGCGCCCACGCCGATATTCGGGAAGATGTGGCGGCGGCTTTGGAAGCGTCCCAAAATGCCCAAGATGCGGCAGATGCGGCCTTGGAAGCCGTGTCCAGGTTCGTCTATACCATTGATGTTGTTCCCACCCAAAATGGCACCTTGACCTATAACGGACAATCCCAGACCCCTTCTTGGAACAGCTACAACCCCGACACGCTGACCCTTGGCGGTGTAACTACCGGAACCAATGCGGGAACCTATACGGCAACCTTCACGCCGAAAGATCCCTACAAGTGGACGGATGGCACCACCACGGCCAAACAGGTTCAATGGACGATCAACAAAGCCACGGTTGCGCCCCCCACCCAAAGCGGAAGCCTTACTTATACCGGATCGGCCCAAAGCCCTTCTTGGAATGGTTATGATACTTCCAAATTGACCCTTGGCGGCACTACCAGCGGCACCAATGCGGGAAGCTACAACGCCACTTTCACGCCCACGGAAAATTACCGGTGGAGTGATGGCACCACCGGAGCCAAAACGGTTGCTTGGACGATTGGGAAGGCCGCTGGAAGCCTTTCTTTGAGTAAAAGCAGTTTGGCCCTGACCGCTTCCAAAATGGCTGATACCTTCACGGTGACACGGGTTGGGGATGGTGCTATTACTGCCCAATCTAACAACACCGGGGTTGCTACGGTCAATGTGAATGGCACCACGATAACGGTGAACGCCGTGGGCAAGGGCAACACCACAATCACTGTGAGCGTGGCAGAAGGCACCAACTACACGGCCCCGGCCAATAAGACTTGTTCCGTGTCTGTGACCCTTCCCACCACAACCTTGAATGACAATGATTGGGACACGATCAGCGAGGCAAGCGCCGCAGGGACAGCGGATGATTATTGGGCCGTGGGTGATACCAAGTCTATTGTGATCAACGGAAATGTGGTTGGGTTCGGGATCACCAATCTGACGGTGAATGTTTTCATCTTGGGGTTCAACCACAATGCTTCCCGTGAAGGCAGTAACCGCATTCACTTCCAAATTGGCAAGATCGGAGCCACCCCGGTTGCTTTGTGTGATAACAACTACAATAACACCGGTTCCAGCCAAGGATTCCGCATGAATACCAGCAAGACCAATAATGGGGGTTGGGCAAGTTCTTATATGCGGAATACGGTTTTGGGCAACGGCGGCACCCCTTCCAGCCCCACGGCAAACAGTCTGATGGCGGCTTTGCCTTCCGCTTTGCGAGCCGTGATGAAGGCCGTAACCAAGTACACAGACAATGTGGGCAACGATACCGGCAATGTTCAAAGCAATGTGACTTCTACCCAAGATTATCTTTTCTTGCTGGCGGAATTTGAAGTGTTCGGCACAAGAAATTGGGCCAACAGCTATGAACAAAATTACCAAGTTCAATATGCCTATTATCAGGCTGGTAATTCCCGTATTGCCTATCGTCACACAAGCACCGCTTCGGCGGTGTGGTGGTGGTTGCGTTCCCCTAGTTACAACACCAGTAGCGATTTCTGCAATGTCACCGGCGGCGGCACCAGCAACAGTAACAACGCTTACTACTCGGCTGGCGTGCGGCCCGGCTTTGCTGTCTAATCCCCCGCAGGATTATCCCGGCCCCATCCCGCCCCCGCAAGGGGGCGGAACAGCCGGGGTGAAGATAGCAAAATAATTCGGGCGCGTAAGCGCCCGACGCAATTTTTGAAAATTGGCTTTTTCCCGTTTCTGTGCTATACTAATCAGGATGGCCCGGAAAGGGGTGAACCAATGTCTGTACTGAAGCAGAAACGAACAACCAGCAAGGCGGAGTTCATCAACACCGCCAATCAAATCTATGTGGAAACCATCAATTTTCTAACCCGTCTTTCCGCCCGATATTCCCGGCTTGTAGCGGAACCCATTGCAAAGCTGGCCGGTGAGATTATCGACCATGCGGAAAAGGGCAACAGCATTTTTCCTTCTGATCCCCAGCGCATAGAACTTCGGAAAGCCCACCTTCTTGAAGCAAGGGCTTCTCTGATGGCGCTTGATGTTCGGTTGACCCATGTATATCTGATTTTGAACCAAAATCCTGAAGGGGCTTTCACCAATTCCAAAGGGAACCCGGTGAAGGGGCAGGACGCAACAGAAAAATTGGATAAGATGGCACAAAGCCTTGGTGAGTTGATCGACAAGGAAAATGAACTTCTGAAAGGGGCTATCAAAAATGTAAGCGGAAAATTGAAAACTTAACTTCAAAAAAAAAAATTAGGTGTACCTCTGATAACTCGTCCTTCGGCGGTGTGGTGGTGGTTGCGTTCCCCTAATTACAACAACAACAATAACTTCCTCATTGTCAATACGGACGGCAACTACAACAACAATAACGCTAACAATTCTGGTGGCGTGCGGCCCGGATTTTGCGATTGCGAGGTCAAATGGAGTAACAGAAACCCGGCTTTTGGATTTCAGGTGAAAGACGACCTTCGCAAAAGGAGAGGTACTTCCTTGGGTAGCCAATCCCTAAAACTGCCCTTTGATGCCCTTACACGGACGCTTCTTGCATGGTGGGTGATTGTGCCTTAACCCATTTCATGTGCAAGGGCAAAGCAAGTTAGACGGCACCCAACAAGATATTTGTACGGAGGGCGAATACTTTTTTGTATGACAAGCCAAGAACGGCATGAAGCGAGATACCAGCGCCGCAAAGCCAAGCGGCAAGAAAGAAAACAGGCCCGGTGTGATGCACTTGGGCCAATGAACAAAGTATTCAGTTATCGCAAAATGTTCTTCTATGGCCGGAAATGCTGTAACGGGGTACGGTGGAAACAAAGTGTTCAGAACTTTGAAATTCACCTGTTTTCCGGGACAGCAAGACGGCGGAAGAAGGTTTTGGATCAGGCGTGGAACCCTATGAAGTGTACCCATTTCACTTTAAGAGAGCGTGGGAAGGTACGCCCCATAGATGCGCCACACATTACTGACCGACAAATCCACAAAACCCATTGTAATGAAGTTCTGATTCCCCTTTACAACCCCGGCATGATCTATGACAACGGGGCAAGCCAAAGGGGAAAGGGCCTTCACTGGCATTTTCGCCGCATAAAAGATCAGCTTCATTGGCATTTCCGGCGCTATGGCCGGGAAGGTGCGGTTCTGCTATTGGATTTGAAGGGGTTCTTCCCTAATGCGCCCCATGCGCTTCTGTATCAGCGGCACCAAGAACTGATCTTAAACCCTGACCTTCGGGCGCTTGCTGATATGGTGATCCAAACTTCCCCTTGCCCGACACCGGGCCGGGGCTTGCCTTTGGGTGTGGAGCCGTCACAACAGGAAATGGTGGCGTTGCCAAGCGCCGTGGATAACTGGATCAAATGTCAAGCCGGGGTTCACTGTTTTGGGCATTACATGGACGATTACTATTTGATTTTGCCCGATGTGGAAGCCCTGAAGAAACTTGGGCATGAAATTGTTCGGCGGTTTGAAGCCCTTGGAATTCGAGTGAATAAACGGAAATGCAAAATCATTCCCTTGACAAAGCCCTTCAGATGGTGCAAAGCCCGGTTCACACTAACGGAAACCGGGAAGATCAAGGTGAATGGAAGCCGGGATGGTGTGAAACGGGCAAGAAGGAAACTGAAGCTGTTCCACCGAGAGTTCATAGAAGTAAAACGGCAATTCACCGATATTGAACAGTATATGGAATGCCAAAGCGCATACTACCGGAACTTCAATGATCACGGAAGATTGTTGCGGTTGCGGCGGCTTTACTATGCTATCTTTTTCGGAGGTGCTACAAAATGTTTAGAATTATCAAAGACGGGGCCGAACTTGGCTTGACGGAAAATCTGAACTACATTGTGCAGGCCGAAAATGGTTGCTATGTCCTTTGCCCGGAGCAAAATGCTTCGGGCATTGTTTTTGAAGGGACACCGTACCATTTGCTTGGCCGGGATGAAATGGAGGGCTTGGAAACCGTCAGTTTGGAAGTAACCGATGCAGGGGCAGAAATCAGCAAAGCCAATACCACCAACGGCATTGTGTTTGTGACGATGGCGGAAGCCGGAAGCATTGACCCGGTGACGGCGGCGGAACACACTGATCTGTTCGCTGAATGGGCCTATCCTATCGCCTACACGGTGGGGCAAATCCGGCGCTATAATGGAACCCTTTACAAGTGTGTTCAGGCCCATACTTCCCAAGCCGATTGGACACCCCCCGCCGCCCCCAGCCTGTGGAGCCTGACCGCTGATCCTTCGGAGGAATGGCCGGAATGGATTCAGCCCATTGGGGCGCATGATGCCTACCCCTTGGGGGCCAAAGTCAGCCACAATGAAAAACACTGGACTTCCACCGTGGAAAACAATGTGTGGGAGCCGGGTGTGTACGGTTGGGAGGAAGTGACCGATGAAGCATGAAACCTATATTGCCCGGAAACGGGCGAGGTTTAAGGCCGGTTGCGGCGAATATGTCAATATCCCTTATGGAACCGCCTTGACTGTTCAGGGCGGTTTCCTTGTATGGAAAAACAAGCTGATGTGTGCGGACACCAGCCAAATTGCCTATGACTATTTCAGCCAAAACGATGATGGCCGGGGGAAAGAGCGTGGGGAACTGGTTTCCACTATCCTGTTGCGGTTGGAGAAGAACCCCAACAAGCCTGATCCCGCCTACCAAGAACGCTGGAACCGGATTTGGGAAGATCCCTTCTGTCAGAGGTTCAAAAGGCCGGAGCATGAAGATCACTGGATTTGGAACTATGACTTCTACAACGCCCAAGTGGAAGATTTGCAATATATCTTCCGCCTGATCAGCGCCTAAAGGCGGGAAGGGGTGGTTCAATGACGGTTTATCAATGGTTGTGCCTGATCGGGGTTCCGGCCCTGATTGCGGGAGTATTCAAATACCTTCACGGGCTGATCAAGCGCAACATGGAAGATTCCAAAGCCCTGAAAGCTGGAATTCAGGCGCTTTTGAGAAGCCAAATGATCAGTGACTTTAACAAGTACACTGAAAAAGGCTTTGCCCCGATTTATGCAAGGGAAAGTTTTGAAAACTGCTGGAAGCAATATCATTCATTGGGGGTGAATGGGGTAATGGACGATCTACACAAGAAATTCTTGGAGTTGCCCACGGAAGCCCCGGATGAATGAGCCGTGTAAAGAAGAAACCGAAAAAGGAATTTTCCAAAATCATTTTGGGTTGTGTGGGGGCCGTCACGCTGGTTGTGACGGCCTTCACTCTTGCTATCGTTTGGAAAACGGGGGACACTTCACCCCTTGCGTATCTGATCCCGGCCATATTCGCTGAATTGGCAACAGCAACCGGTTTTTACTATTCCAAGGCCAAGGCTGAAAACCGGATCAAGTTGCGGAAACAGTATGGCCCGGAAATTTACAACGATACCAAGGAACTGTGACCCCCGGCCAAAAATACAAAATCAGAAAGGAAGAAAAACATGAACGCTGAACAGATTGTTTCCCTGATCGTTGCCATTCTTGCTGGTCTGTCCACCTGTATTCCCTTGGCCTATAAGCTGGTGCAGTATGTCCAGAAAGCCACGCAGGAAAAGAATTGGGCCGCTTTGTTGGGCTTGGTGATCAAGCTGATGGAGGAAGCGGAACAGAAGTTTGAAGATGGCGCAACCCGCAAGGAATGGGTAATGGCTATGGTTCAGACTTCCGCCGAGTATATCAATTATCCCGTGGACACTGAAGCCCTTGGTGACCTGATTGATTCCTTGTGTAACATGACCAAGATTGTGAACTATGAGGAAATCCCCGCCCTTGAACCCGTGAAGGAGGAAACCGAAAATGAGCAACAGTAACCTTGTCACCGTCACCCAAATTTCCCCGAACAAGAACAGCCCCCGGAACCATGCCATTGACCGGATCACCATTCACTGTTTCGTTGGTCAGGTTACGGCAAAGCGGGGTTGTGAAGTGTTCCAGCCTACCAGCAAGCAAGCGTCTTGCAACTATGTTGTGGGCTATGATGGTTCCATTGGCCTGTGTGTGGAAGAAAAGGATCGTTCTTGGTGCAGTTCCAACAGCGCCAATGACCATAGGGCCGTGACCATCGAAACGGCAAGTGAAACCATGCCCCCCTACAAGGTGACGGATAAGGCATACAACGCCCTTCTTGATCTTGTCACCGATATTTGCAAGCGCAATGGGAAAACAAAAATCCTGTGGTTTGTGGATAAGAACAAGACCCTTGCCTATACCCCCAAGGCAAATGAAATGGTTATGACGGTTCACCGGTGGTTTGCAAACAAGTCTTGCCCCGGTGATTATCTTTACAACCTTCATGACGAGATTGCCGCAGAGGTCAACAGGCGGCTTTCTGGCGGGGTTTCCGGGGGCGGTAATGCAACTACTTCCCCCAGCACTGGAAACGCCACCACGGGCGGCACAGGGGCCACGGTGGAGCCGTATTTGGTGCGGGTGACAATTTCTGATCTGTATATCAGGAAAGGCCCCGGCACCAACTATGGGAAGAATGGCTTCATTGCGCCCGGTGTTTATACCATTGTGGCGGAAAGCACCGGCACCGGCGCTACCAAGTGGGGCAAGCTGAAAAGCGGGGCCGGTTGGATTTCCCTTGACTACGCAAAACCGGTGTGATACCGTGTTATTAGTTTGTTACTACCGCCCCCGATTTACCCCACTTTCAACGGGCTGAAATGTTCAGTATTTGGGCGCTTCGGAGCGTTGCAGAGCATACTAATTCATGGTATAATGACTACGAAAGATACAACTAATCGTAGCTTTGAAAAGGAGGGCTTTTTGTGGCAGAGGAAAAATTCCATCTGGTGTCGTCCTACGCCCCCACGGGCGACCAGCCGCAGGCCATCGCACAGCTGGTAGAGGGGGTAGAGCGGGGCGACCGCTGCCAGACCTTGCTGGGCGTCACCGGCAGCGGCAAGACCTTCACGATGGCGAATGTCATCGCCCAGTGCAACCGTCCCACGCTGGTGCTGGCCCATAATAAGACGCTGGCGGCTCAGCTCTGCACCGAGTTCCGCTCGTTCTTCCCGGACAATGCTGTGGAGTATTTCGTCTCCTACTACGACTATTACCAGCCGGAGGCCTATATCCCCAGCACCGACACCTATATCGAGAAGGACAGTGCCATCAACGACGAGATCGACCGTCTGCGCCACTCGGCCACGGCGGCGCTGTCGGAGCGGCGGGATG